AATAGACCACTCAACAGGGTAAATATCAAACTCTCCATTGTTTCCTGTTCCTGTACTCGTTAGAATGCTTGCAAGGATTTCGTAAGGCTCACCCTGAAGCCAAGCACAATATTTAACTGTGGATCCTGAAGGTGCTGATACTCTAGTTGTATTGTTATATGTTGCTGTTCCTGATATTGTTAGAGTTGTACTTGTTGAACTAGTCCAAAATACATAGAAGTCTACTGCTCCATTTGTAATTCTAGCAATACCCTTTGATCCTGTTTGCTTCTTAAAAAAAGATGCGTCTGTTAGATTCAATGTACTATCACCCGTTCCAAAAGTAGATGTAGTTGTTGTTGTTCTTCCTACCTCATAGAATAAAGAGAAATGAGGAGGATCTGTATCTGAAAAAACTGTTCCTGCTCTCGTATCAAGTGACGTTTGCAAAGCAGATAATAGATCTTTGAATCCCAATGAGAATAGACCTCTTTGGCCTGATATCGTATCCAATGATCCTATTGCTAGGTTTCTGAATCCTTGCCTATTAATCGAACATTGAAGAACTGCGATCTGTCCTCTTCTCATCTTTGGAAGTATTGATCTAATATCACCTGATAACTGAAGAGAGAAACCACCAAATGACACAGACCATCTTTGTGGTATTACCCTCGATCCCGTTATTCTTACTGAACCCCTTGCGATCTGAATAACCCCTTGATCATCCTCAACAGAAAAGGGTTCTCCTAAAGCATTGAGAACACCAACAAACTCTAGTCTATATCTTACATATAGAGAAGATCTGTTCAAAGACCCGACAAATTCAAGATCCCAACTCATTAACCTATATCCTTAAATTGTTGTATTCTTTGACGTTGCATGAATTCAGGGCCAAACTCCTCAACTCCTCCAATAGTTGAAAATGGATTTGTACCACCTGAAGCGGCAGGAACATCTGAAGGTTTGAAGTTAGGAGATCTATCAATACCGTCGAATCCAGAATGAAAGTTAAATAATGTATGTGTATCTAGATATAATCGTACATTAAGAGAAAATAAACGTCCTCCTTCATTTGTTATGATGTTCTGTCCTATGTCAGAGGCTGCTCTTCTCAATGTAGGCCAAAATCTATAATATCTCGCAAATGCTCTTTCTGGATATGTGTATGTCATTCGAGGAGACACTGTAAGAGATCCACCCGTTGAAGAGGAAAAAGAACCATCTACTGTATTGATCTTCTTCTTTTCTATAATAGATGTCGGTGAGTTTGTCTGTATTGTTATATAATCTCCTACTGTTGGTATATTTGCACCCGTTACATCTTTGAAAGGGTTTGATCCTAACAACTGAGATAAGGAGTTTTGTTGGGGAGTATTCAGAAAGGGGTGTATATATGCCTTATCAGAATCAGCACAGAAGGAAACATAACCTCCTCGATCTAGATGGTTCTGCATAGATTCTAACTTCATTGCAAGATCTTCACCTAATAGCATTCTATCGCGTTGAATCGTTACAAATTCCCTTTGCAGTCCGTGAGATAGATATCTTCTTCCACCTCGTGAAATAGATTCTGCTACATCATATTGATACTCTGAAAACAACTCTCCCAGTTGTTCCCCCATGTCTATCGTTACCAATGTACGAGCATCAGGAATAGGAAAATAATAAAACTTTGCATTACCCATCATCGACCTCCAAATAAGGGAGAAGTAGAAGACCCGAATGTTTGAAACCTTCTTTCAATCTGTCTTACCAATTCATCAACAGCATTTGATTCAACAACAGCCGCGTTTATTGTTATATTTATGCCACTTCCACCCATGCCCATTGTTCTTTGAACTGCTTGAGGCATCTGCCCAGTTTCAGGGACTACAAACTCACCACGATGCAACATCGCTAATCCTTCGTCTGCTCCGGTAAACTTGATGCCACCTCTAGCGGAAGGAATAAATGGGCCGCCACCCCTTTTGGATGCAATGCCAAATAAAACATTTAATCTTCTATTGAACTCTGCAACCCCTTCAAGAGTTCTAGATGCTCTGGCTTCTCTTCTCTCCTGTCTTCCTTCTCTCGTAAAAAGAGACTTAAAAACATTTAACGCGTTATTAAATTGCTCAGCGAATCCTTTGAGTAGCCCAAAGATCAAACGATCTACAAATTCAACAAGGATCGGAGGTAGTACATTAAAGAGTATTCTAGGAAGAGCCTGAAGACCTAGTTCTATAGCCTTTGCCCTTGCTCTAATATCTTCCTCAACACTCTTCTCTATCTCTGCAACAGTTGATCCTCTTTTCCCTAGACCTTCAGCGATCTTTATTGCTCCAAATATAACAGCAGCAAAACCACTTGCGACTTTTCCGGCTGTTCCTAAAGCTTGAAAAGCACCTACAAGACCCTTTTCAGATCCTGCTTTGACAATATCAGAAAACTTATTTGCTATCTTTCCGGATTGCGTTGAAAGAGCCTTTATTGATCCTCCAATTGCATTTGCAAACTTATCAGCAATCTTAGTAAGGGGATTTGCAAGTTTATTGATTGATACAGCAAGACGATCGAGTCCTTTATCTTGAAGAGCAAAAAGGAAATCAAAAACAGTATTTGCAACACCAAAACCCACATTTCTAATGAATCCACCGATCCGATCTGCTGATCCTTGTGCAAGAGTTTCTATTCCCTTCAATACCAAAGAAACATCTTGAAGAATACCCAATACATCAAAACCTATAAATCTACCTAATAAATCATTAACTACATCTGTAAGAGTTCTAATTCTCTCTGTTGTTTGTTTCGTCTCTTCTCCTGCTTCTATCATACTAGATGAGAAGTTTGAAAGAGAAGAACTAGCATTTAAAGAGGTTTGAGATAGCAGATCTAACACTTCAGCAGAAGCCTCTCCGAAGTTTGCAAAATTAACAAATCCTTCATCAGCATTTACATTCAAATTTCTATTCAACTCTTGCAATCTGCCTTCTAGATTTTTTAATGATTGTGTCATTTCAAGATCTAAAAACTCTGACATACTTCTAGCAGCAAATACAAAACCCTGAAGAGGTATAATCAAGCCTCTAAGAATAGCTTGTCCAACTATAAAGATATTCTCTACAAGACCTTGTATTCCCTGAGATGCTGATTTTGTTCCTGTTAAGAATCCTGCAAAAAAATCTAAAGATGCTGTCCCTGCCTCAAAAATAGCATCTGTTAAACGACCTAAGAAAACACTGTTCTGTTCTATTACTCTACTAACACCTCCCATAACACCGATCAACACTTGTAGTATTTGATTAAATCTTTCAGATCCTCCAATTGCCTCTGTAAATCTTTGTGTCGTTCCTGCTAGAATGCTATTCAATGCGGATATATTTCTTTGAAGATTTGCTGCTTCTGTGCTTGCCTTTGGTCCTACTCTAACACCAAATTCATTTGTTAATTGCACAAACTTTTCAAAGTCACCTGCTGCAAGTGCTTGATTTAATTTAGATCCTGCCTCTCCAACTAGAGCAACAGCGCGTCTAGATCTTTCAGATGGATCTTGTAATCCTGTAATATTCTTTATCACATCGAGAAGAATATCATTGTTTGATCTAAGAACTCCATTTGTATCTCTTACAGCAATACCAAAAGATTTAAACTTCTTTTCAACTGCTGATCCTTCTGTAGATAGTTGTGAAAACTGTCCAGAGATAGCACCAAGTATTTCATTTAATCCTTCTGCTGATTGACCTGAAGCAATCAAAGCAAATCTTAATCCTGAGATCGTATCTGTAGCAAGCCCAGATCTAACAGACAAATCATTTAATTCATTGACCAAATCTGTAACTTCTTTTACTGCTACACCTACAGCACCCGTCAAGGCTACCGTTGCACCTGTGACAGCAATAGCGGCTGTTTTCAATCCTGCAAGACCTTTGCCTGCGATATCTACAGACTTTGATAATGCTTTCATGCCTTTTTCAGCTGCTTTTGTTTTAATGTCTAAAACATACTCTACTAGATTTTGAGCCATGATAACCTCTTTGCATCCTATTATATCATATCGGTAAGATCTGAGAGGTTAATAATTGGAAAGACCATGCTATTTTTTCCTTTGGTTTGCTTCCTCAGAATCTTATTAAACCGTTTCGACCTTTGTATAATGCAATGTACGCATATATACAGATCATCAAAGTCCAACCTAAGAACCTCTGAAGGCAGTTGTCCATATGTACGAGCAACAAGATCAATAAGAAATACATAATTAGGATCATCCTTGAAATCGTTGTAACCGTTCTATTGCCTCCTGTTGGCCTTGCATAGCCTTATTTATGATGTTGTTACGATCTTCAGAAGTGAATACCCCTACCCATAGAACATTGTTATCAGGATTCATTTGTTCCATGGCATGACACAAAGTTATATTCTCCCAGGTTACACCATCTTGAGAAGCGCGTTTGATAACCTTGCAAAGAATCTTATCTTGATCTTCTGATATTCTCGCCATCGTTTCAGGCCTAATCGATTTTGCAAAGTCGAGAAGCCTAAGGAGTTCTGTTTCATCTAGTCCTTCCATCCCTTCTTTATCTGCTTTTTCTCTTATCTGATCGATGTTACTAAGACCTTGCTGTTTGTTATTCATCAAGACCTCCTGTGCCAAAAGAGAAGAACCTAGCCCGATCTGTTCTATTTCGGGAGCGGTTAAGATTCTTCCTTCTATAAGCAATTTGCCCCCAAAGCATTCTACTTGAAACGTAGATGCCTCAGCGATCTCCTTTAATATTTGCATTGTTCCTGTCCTTTATTTTATTGATCCTTTTATCTATATAGTGATTTGTTAATTCTGTCTTCCTTTTCAAGTACAAGTTTAATATCTCTAATTCATAATCCTTTAATCTTCTATCACTATAAATAACCTGATAAAGTTGCTGATAGTTTAAAGGAGTTGTTTTAGATAATATCTCGATGGTAGTTTGACATTTTTTAAGGATATACTGTAGTAGTTTTTTATCCATTAATTAGCAACAGCAGAGGATTGTTGATTTGTTATTTTGATCTGTATTGCTTCATCAACTGCATCAGATTCACCCACAAAAGTCATAGTTCTTTCGATGGGCCCAAATGTATTAATCGCATCATCATAATCAACTACATAAGCATTTCTGATTGTTATTTCACAGGCATCACCATCACTATTCGTCAAGGTGAAGACTACATCTGATTGAGTTCCTGCTAGATAGTTATCAAATAATAGATTGTCTTCCATCTCTAGAGTAACGGATAATGTAACGTCCTTAACGTCAGATACAACTGGCTCCAACGTTTTCTTGTCACCCAATACATTTCTTCTTTCAAGTTTGTTATCAAGTGTGAATTCAAAAGACTTCATTGCAAAGTTATTTCCACTGTATGAAAGATTACCGCATTCAAAATGAAACATTTGTTTACCACTTCCAAATGAAGAAGTTAATGCAGCTGCTCTAGATTGTGAATCCTGTGCAATGATTTCAAATGAAGCAGTGATCTCTTCTCCTGCCGATCCTGAGATATTCATACTTGCAACCTTACAACCTAAGAAGATTTCTTTTGAATTGCTGATTCCTGTACCTCTTTGAAGAGCAATAGATAAAGATGGGACTGTACCGTCTGCTGTTGGAATATAAAGATGTTCATAAGTAGGTCCACCTCCTGAAGTTGTTGCATTACCTACAGCCGCCTTAATTAACATTCCTGTTCCTTCGTAAAGCAAAGGAAGATCAATAGAGCCTCCACAGTTTAAGAATGCCTCAAAATGACCATTTTGAAAACCACCACCACCGGATTGTGATAAATGTGTTTTTCTTTCCTTCTCTTGTGTTTTCTGAAAAGATGCTGATATGATTCTATTATCAACACCCATGGCTCCTGCTATGGTTCCATATGTTGATTCTTCTCCTAATTTTATAAATGCACCGCGACCGAATTGTAATGGCATGATGACCTCCTAAGATGGTAGTAATTTTCTAACTTGTAAAAGATTTGATAATACAAATGTTTGAGTATTTGTATCTTGTAATATTAAACGGATTACATAATCAGCATTGTCTGATCCTGCTGATACTCTCAACTTAACCCAACCGTTAATTATTCTAACATTTGTTAGACTATACATTCCTGTTTGATTTGCTCCTGAACTATCTAACACTTGCATATTGATATAATTTACAAATAAAAATGCAAGTCTTTCATTAATCGGAAGTTGAGAAGGCGCGAGTAACTGAGAGATAGGAAACCATACATCTACAACCTCATCGGGATCTTTCTGAAATATCGTAGTGGGTACGGTAGACAGCCCCGATCTACTTTGCAGATTAACAATGTTGCCAAATGGGGCACCCAGATAGACTCTTCCATTAACAGGAGAAGAAGATCCAACCGTTGAAGATGAATCAGAACTTTCGTCTGAAGCATCCCAATATACAAAGGTTGAATGAATAACATTTGCGGCCTTTACTGTTCCATAGTTTGCTCTAAACAATCCTAGTTTCGTTGTAGTATTCCATGATACTCTTTGAAAAGTTAGAATCAAACCATTCTGATCAACCATGTGAACATCAAACCCGTCTGATCTAACATTGCTCCAAAAGTCATCCCAATAAGTAGGAATAGTAATCTCAAACTGTACAGATCCGGATGCTACAAGACTTGTATCAATAGCTATAGGCATTCTTCTTTTAAAATTCTGTTTATACCAAGTCATCTATACACCGAATTGAGATTGATGGGATACTCTCACCTCTAATAATGAGATCCCTGTGTTAGATATACCATATTCCTCACCATCAAGAGCAGTAAAATTAACAATTACATCTTGAGTTAATCCTGATAATCCTAGTGTACGATCTGAAGTTATTGCTTTTTGAATATCACCGGCTAGATTCATAGCATTCTTAATTCTAGTTTCTAGATTTGATCCACCTGCATAACATACAATTTGATATACAGATTCACCTATATATCTTCCTAATGTTCTTCCCTGTTGTTCTATGGTATCAACAAAAACGATACTAGCAGAAGGAACCTGTGGAGCATTCAACAAGGCACCAATAACAACACGATTGGATAGATCAAGACCTGAAAAACCGCTTGAAAAATCAGCACCTGTTAAAGTCTTCAATCTAGAAAGCACTTGTACATGTATGATATCAGACATCAATCTGCTCCCAGAGCAACATTAAGAAGAGAAGATAACCTATCAGGAAGACGTTCAGATTCTGCATTGACAGCCCTGCCCAAAAACAGACGAGGCTTGATAAACCGAGTACCAAATTCAACATATTCAGCATAATCCACATCTGATCCAGAGGTAGATCCGCCTGCTCTTAGTACTATTCTAGGAGAACCCAGAGGAGCATCTACAAGACCTGTGATAGAAGATCGCAATCTTCCCGTTCTTACTACTGGATCAGAGGTTGCATTGATCTTTGCGTCTCTTTCCATTCTTAGAGCGGATCGAATGAGAACCCGTTCTAACTCCTGAAGAAGTCTATTATCTGCTTCTCTTACTCGCTTAAGAAGATCACTAAAAGATAGTTGAGACATTTCTATATCCTCTTAGTATCTCGCGAACTTCCAAAGGCATTGTTCTAGGTGATAATGTAACTGTACTATTTCTTTGTGTGATAGATACGTTTCCCTGATTGCTCTTTGCACGTTGTAAATGACTACAATACACACAAATAGCATGTACAAGATCCGATGGTGGATTTGATGTACTGAAACCAAAAGAACCTACAATTTTGATTGCCCTAAATCCAGTGTCAAAAGAATCAGGAGAGACATCTTTGAGAATGATTCTTCCTAGTTCTTTATCTATCTCATATTGAGATCCTTCTATCAAAGTATCAGATCCATATACCCGATTAACATCAGAATGAATCGACGTGATCGAGATGATCGGTTTAAGTGGTGATTGCAATACATATTCAAGACCGTACATGGGCTTATCAGCAAATAATGTATAGGTAGACGAATCTAAACCGTAAGACGTTGCAGAATCTGCCAAAGGAAAACCCAAGTATCGAGCAATAAAGCCTTCCACACGGGCAATAAGCGAGGTTAGATCTGCATCAATACTAGATCCTTGTATCTCAGGAAGATACTCTTTTAATACTGATACAGATACCAAACTCATTCATTTATATCCTTAGATGTCTCTAGCAGGTACACACTTCAAATAAAACGAGATGTCGGTAACACTTGCCAAAGAACTCGTAAAATCCAACTTCAATTGTATTGCTTGATCTTTCTCGTATCTAGGAGAAACACCATTTTGAAGAACCATAGGAACAGGAACATTTTGAGCAAACCCTGAAGCCTGAGAATCTGCAATCAATAACTTTGTAGCATCATCATCAGCATACACTTCACATGACACCTTTGGAGAAGCACCCGAAGCAACAGCAACAGAACATATAATATGAGCGGATTCAATACGACAATCAACAGGAGCAGGAACTGCAACAGTGACATCAGTAGATTGAACATTACCCAATTTGTAAGATAATATAAACATTTAAAACTCCATTAATTTAGATAGGTAAGTTAAAACCGAAAGCGACATTTTTCAAAGCATCAGCATCAGGAGAATCCATAACCGCACGCATTGTAGATACCATTTGAATAGCGCCTGAAGTAATATCTTTGTCAGACTCAATAGTAATTTGACGTCTAACATATTGATACCAAGAATCAGTATTAAATACCAAGAATCCTGTTTTGGTCTTTGTTACGTTGTCATAAAGTCCTGCCGTATCCATATCAGCAGACATGAAACGAGACATAACGATCGGAATACCTGCAAGAGAAGCAAGTTGACCTGTCAGAATTGTTGCTTGAGGCCCAAACTTTTCTAATGTTTGAACTTGATCAAGTTGAAGAAAGTTCGCTACAAGTGCCTCAGGAGACACAACACAAACTTTGTTACCTACAGCAAGCTCACCGAGTTGTGAAACAACAGACATGAATTTTGCAAATGTGAAAGTGCTAGCATCAACAGTAGATCCTTTGTCAAAAGATGCTGCTCTCATTCCTAAGAAAAGTCTGCGGTGGTCGGAAGATCCGCCAAGTCCGGAGGCTCCCCATCGCTCTCTAACGTTCCAGTTCGCGATATCATCTTGATGAGTTGAGTTTGTATCACCGTTGATCATACAATCTTCAAAAGCATCTTCTAGATCTTGTGCGATCTGTCTAGACAATGCAGGGATAATAGCAAATGCAGAATCTTCTCCTGCTGCATCATCAATATTCATAAGAGTAGCTAGACCTTTTGCTCTAACTGTCTTCTGTGCTGTTTCGATGGTTGATGCTTGATACTTAGCAAGGTCGTCTGTGGCGACACCTTTGATGTACGGACGCCCACCACGAGAGAGTTTTGGAATAAGAAGTGTTTCTCTTTCCATTTGTACAGATGGCAACAAAGCACGCAAGCCACGGGGTACTTGAAATGTTTGATACAATTCTGTTCTGAATTCATCAGGAATCCATTCACCACCAACACCGGCATTATCAGCAAAGATCTTGTTTACTGCATTCTTCATGAAAGAAGGAGCCTTTTGAAGATGTGAGTATAACTTCATATCTGCTTTAGGTGTATAAGGATCTTTCATCATCATACGAGCAAGTGATCGATCTTGATTCATTTTTACAAGATCGGCATGCCATTGATTTGCATAAACATCAGCATCAAGCAAACCCTTTTGTTCAATGTTTACTCTTCCTTGACCTGTGATATTCTTTGAAACTGTCGCTGTATTCCATTGTACAGATCCATCTTCATTCTTGTATTGCTTTAGTGCAAAGTCATTGTTATGAACTTCTGGCTCATAGGTTTTTGTTTGACCTTCAGCAACAAGTTTCTGAGCCTTCTTAAGATCTTTTACTTGATCCTCGAAGTTTCTTAAACGATCATCGGTGTTTTTTTGATGTGAGACAATGCCGGCAATTAGACGTTTCGCCTCTTCGATTTTGGTATTCATAGGTTCTCCTATTTTGACGTGAGTATATAGGCAAATGCCTCAATTAAATCATTAAAACTTTTCTCTTCTGTATCATCCTCTTCATCCAGTTCTTTATCTTCTGAATCTTCATCATGATACTTTTCTTCTTCTTCCTTATCCATCTCTTTTTCTTCTTCCTCTTCCTCTTTCATTGCTAGTTCTTCCTCTTCCTCTTTCATTGCATCTTCTTCCATTTCCATCTCTGCCTTAGCAAAAGACACAATATATCTATCATCTTCTTCTTTTACATCTAGAATATGTTTATTAACAATAAGATTATCCTGGATAACTTCTTTCACTTCTCTAAGAATCTCTTCTTTCATTGCGTTATAAAACTTTTGCTCTAACATTGTAGCCTCTCCATTTGCCGGAATAGTGACGATTGATACTTCCAATAATTCTGCTTTGCTATAATACATGCCTCTTTGGCCATAGTACTTATTATCTGTAGGGAGTTCGGATCTTGACTTGCTTTCAAGAGGTCTAAAACCAACAGAGACAGCATTCATGAATCCTGCTTTAACTTTTCTTTGAACTTCTTTTGCTCTTTCGTCTTCTGTATCAAATTCCACGTCAACAATAAGTTTATCATTTCGGACGTAAACATTGCCCCTCGCTATCGGCAGTTGGTTTGAATCATGATTGAGTAAAATAACATTATTGCGTTTATAGTTATCTAATACCCACCCCCGTACATCGATGATATCACCATAGCGATCAGGAGTAGCAGAAGACGCAACAAATGAAACCTTCTCCTTTGTACTAGAAGTAGATTCTGTTCTCTTCATTATATAGGTGTATTTATGCATAGATCCTCATTGCAAATATACCAAAGGCGATCACCATGTACAACAATTTGAAAATATTATTACAATATATTGTTATTTATGTTGTTTTTTTAATAACATCTGTTATAATATAATTACTAACCAACCAACCATAGGAAAAAACAATGAAAATAACCAAAGGACATATAAATCAAAGCACATGGGGAAAAGAGAACGGAGTAAAAGACCAAAAGTTCTATAACGATCAAAATGATATAATATGCCGTCTAACTATTGATCATGAATTAAAAGATCATCCTACATACACTTGGAAAAAAGTTTGGAATATTGATTATTATACTGTAAGCATGGACTTAGTAAAAGATGAAACACATTATACAACAGAATGGAGATGTACAGAATTGCTTTCTGATTTTAGAGTATATGATAAAGATGGAAATTGGACGACCGTATATAATAAACTTGGATATCATAGAACTAGAAAAGAAGCCCAACAAGTTATCAGAAGATGTTTGCAATCTACTGTGAATCCTAAAAGCAGATTCAAACTAAAAATTACATTCAAACAATCGCATCATTATTATGGAACAAAAGTTTTTTATCGTGATTTGGTATGTATAGATACAAGAGAGGAGGCAGAACAATTAATTAAAAATCTTTGTGGATGGTATTGTCCTAGACAAAAGAAAGAAGAGGAAGAAGAAGAAATTGAAAGTATCGAGATCATTGATCTTGAAGAAGAGGAAGAAGAAGAGGAAGCAAAAGAAGAAATACAAAGAGGATGTTATGTTGTTGCTCTTTACTATACGAATGGAGAACTAGAAACTTTTAGACTTCCTTTGATAACAGATAGAGAAGAAGCACAGAAATTCTGTGATCTTTATGAACGACAGCAACAAGTAGATATGGCTAGATTAATACTTTCACCAAACAATAACCAACAAGGAGAACATTATGCAGTATGAATTAAGATACAGCGAAAAGCATCATTTATATACAATCTTTGATATATTCAACAATGAACCAGTAGAAGATTATCAAAATGCAAAACAAGCATATCGAGAATGTAACAAACTGAATAGTAGACAGAGATATAAAGTAAGATACAGCATCAAATTAGAAATATATACAATTTGGTGTACTTGGGATTGTGAACCTATAGAAGATTATAAAGATGCAAATCAAGCATATCAAAGATGTGAAGAACTAGGTGAAAGATGATAACAATAGGCAGTCTATTCAGTGGGATAGGAGGTTTCGAATTAGGCTTAGAGCGTGCCATTCCAAATAGCAAAACAATATGGCAAGTAGAACAAAATAAATACTGTCAAGCCATACTAAAAAAACACTGGCCAGAAGCAATTATGTATAACGATATTAGAGAGGTAAACTATGAAAACGTACATCCAGTTAACATTATTTGCGGTGGCTTCCCCTGTCAAGGGGTGTCCTGTGCAGGTCAAG